GTTGTAAACTAAAGTTTTATTTGGAAATGGGTGGTCCGAGTTTTGTAGTATATTAGGATAGGTCCAATATACCATCTCTGAATAAAAGTCTCTTACCCCATGTACCCGCTTAACGCCATCATTATCATTATTAATATTAAATACTTGATTAGGAATCTTATCATCGAGACGTTCAACGTTAGTTCCGCTGCATCTTACTATGCCTACATGGCCTATACCAAATACTGACTTATCAAATGGAATAATAGATCCAGAAGACTCAGCGCCGAGTTCAGTATTAATTTTTTGCCACTTAAAAGGCAGAACAAAGTTACCGATATATACTAATTCCCATGTACTTTTTTCGAAGAATACAATAAGTCTATCTTTAAGGTATTCAGCACCAATTATAGCTTCTTTCGAAGTAGCATCAATAAATCCGCCTTTACTACCCTTGGTATCATACCAAGCTTCTGCAGCTAGAGGACTTCCAGCTTGAGAGAATCGACATCTATTTCTAAATGAAAAGTCAGATCCTCCAACGTTTTCTACTGTATTAAACATAAGCAATCGTCCCTTAAAAGGGATAACGATCTTAGCAGTTATAACATGGTCTGCGGCTACGTTTATATTTGGAGCGAATTTATTCCAATTGGATCCATCATACGTACGTATACCGTCAGTATTATTAAAATTCGTAACAAACAAAAGATAGTTATAACTTTCTGCACCTCGATAATTAGTAGCATAAAAGAATTCAGAATCAGTTGCTGTCCAAGTTGCAGCACCAGATACAGCCTCAGATGAAATACGTTCCCACCCAGTTGCTCCATATCCATAAGCAAAGTTTCTATCAAATGCAATAACAGTCTCTGCATTAGTAGCTATATTTTGATACGTCACAATACCCAAAACAGGTGTCGATGGATAAAAGTATATATCGCTACCAATAGCACCAGTAAATACGTATGCTCCGGTTGTTGTATTATAAGTTCCTGTAACTGTGCCAGTTGTATTAAGCAATACTGCTGGAGTGCCACTTACATGAGCGGTAAAAAGTTGATTACCAATAGAGAATTGTTGACCTACAGATGGAGTAGGTCCAGATGGAACAGTAGCAGAAGGCGTAGTAGTTAAATTAATTTTTAAACGCGAGCTATTAGCTAGAAATGAAGATGAGACAGGGCTACTAGCCTCAATAAGTCGACCACCAAATCGTTTACGTACTCTTCCACGAAAGACATAAGCATTTTTGAGCATCTGAAATGCATTATCAGGAATTAACCAAGGCCTTACATTTGTCTCTTGACCAGCTGATAATGGTGCAATCATAAAACGATCAGTAGGTCTCATACTATCTCCCTAATATCCTATAGCAAACCAAGTAAATTCTTGAGCAACTCTTGTTCTTGTTGATTTTTGAATATAGGTAACTACATTCATACTCGCATTAGCATATTGAAAAACTCTTGTAAATCTATCAGTTGATTCAGAACTAGGAGAGGATCCAGACACTGTTGCCGTTACCGCATATGCAGTTAAGATTCCTGTAGGAAAAGCTGTAGTAAATGTAACTGTTGATAAACCAGCAGCATCAGAAGTAGCTCTACCCCATTTTATGATGATTCCAGAAGGAAGTGTCGTAGTTCCATTAGTTGTAGATGTAGTAGCACTTGTAAAATTACTCTCTGCTCCTGAAGATTCTTTTCGCATAAATAATTGAGAAGCACCACCTACTAATTTTGCATATAATGCAATCTCAGCCGCTCCTGTTGCAGGTGCTGCAGCTTGATTAGGCATAGTCACCCATTTGTGCTTACCTTCATCAGCAGCGCTAAATGTTCCATGATTGATATCAATTAACTGCTTTAATGCCTGAAAGTTAGCTAGCAATGCTGCTTGAGAGTCTTTTATCTTGTCAGTAGACTGTGGAATATTGTTATTATAACTCATTGCTGTGGTCCCTCTATAATATATTTAAAATTGACCGTTTCCATTGCCTAGCCCACTACCATAGGAACCACCATTATTATTCTCAGTATAGATAGTTGATGTCCGCTGAGTAGTTTGCTGAACAATAGTTCTTCGATTAATCAAAGTTTCTTGTTTTTTAAATTCAGGCATAATCATCTGAACACTTTCCACGTCCATACGATCTTCAAACACTTTTTTAGAAGCTCCATATGCAATGTATTGCCACCATTCATTTAGATCAGGATTCTGAGAAGCGCTTAAAAGCTCAGTTGGTTGCCTAAATACACTCATTTGAATCTTATATGGTTGATCAGGAACAGGACGAACAGTAAATTTATCATCAAAAAACAGTATTGCTTGAGGTCTTGCTGGCTGCAAAGGAACAGTCTGACTGTTTATAACTGCACCACTCTTTGGAGCTGATGTAAACGTAACTACGTATTGTCCAGTCACATAATTAATATAATTACTAGCATCTTGAACTGTAGTAGATGTAGGTGATCCGCCAGCCACATATAGATTTCCAAACGTAGGATTTATAGGATAATCGATCATCGATAGACCGGCATTGTTGGTACCTATTGAATCAAAAAGCACATTATTTTTTAGCAACACTGCTGAATTCGTACCGAATTGCTGAGCATTAATAAATCCATTAAATGATGTAATGGTTCCATTACCAACGCTACCTACCGAAGCAATATAGTTAATCTTAGGATATAGATTAAAGAACTGCTCTTGAGACTCAGAAAATAATGCTTTATAACCAGCTATATAAATAGGAGGCTCAACGTTTATATACTTATTTTTAAAGTTATATAATGGATCAGTAGCCGTAGTAGATGTTTCATATACATCTTGATATGGATTAGTATAAAATTCAAAAGTAGTTTTCAGGTTAAACAGTCGTAAATGCTCAGGGAAATCAAATAGTACAAACGTATTTATATATTGATCTAAATCAGCATCCGACAATATGCTTGTAGACAAACTTCGTGTTAATCTACGTACTTTTTTTCTTATCTCAGTTAAGGTTGATATAGCCACATTAAACTCCCATAGTTAATTCAGTCGTATACTACCATCTCTACCTTTATCTGCCATACAATTTTCACTAGACTAAAACATTCTGTACTGCGGCTGTTAACATGCTGTTTATTTCACCAATAGGTACCACGTTAGGATATTGATAATTTAAAGGAAATGTAGTTGGTGTTATATAAATATCAAATTTTGAGGTATCAATGTCTATAGTAAAAGTAGTATTACCAGTTACAGTAATTACACCATACAAACTGTCTGCTTGTACGATACCATAACCAAGAGGTATGTGGAGTCTTGCTACGGTGCCTGTCAAATAACCATGATTAAACGTTGTTGTTACTTCAGCGTTTAGCATATTGGTAATATTATTTATAACTCTCATCGCAGGTTTATAGGTCGGATTCTCTACAGCTAATATAGACATATTATACCCTTTTACTTAAATTGCAGTTGGCACATCATCAATATCAACAAATTCAAGACTCTGGAAACTGCATCGTCTTATTTTTTCAGATATAGTGGTGACTGGACGACCTTGATCATCATTCTTGTAGTTGTATGATGGGTACCAGCAATTAGTATTTAGATGCTTAGCTACTCCAAGCGGAATTGAATACGTTTCACCATCAACCAATGTATAAGTTTTCAGTTCATCACCTTTGTATTTTCTAAATACAAATTGCAGTTGACCGCTAGGTAATTCATGGAATCTAAAGATGCCTCTTACTATTTCTCTTTCTTTTTCACGTTGAAAATTTAAATTTTCAATTGGACTAAATTTTTCTTTTTTCATTTCTAATTGCTGTGCCATAAAAGGTCCTTTTTATAGAGGAGCCCAGTGTATTATACTGGGCTCCATTCATTTTAAATTCAATTAACTTAGTTATTATCTACGCTAAATGATTTACCTGCAACCCAATACATTACTTCGTTGAATGCTCCGCCAGGGTTGTTTAAACCGCCGTCAAGTTTCATACCGATATATCCTGTATTAACTGTTGCACCACTACTACCGTCTACGCCTGAAGCTATAGACTGAGCTAAATCTTGACCGATTGGAATTACTTCAGCAGCTGTGAAAGGAACAGCAGCTGTTAAAGGCCATGCAAATGCAGTAAATGCAGATGAATTGATATCAACTGTAACTGTATTACCAGTTGTAGCAGTAGTATCAATAGCTGTAATTGTACCTGACAATCCATCCATTTCGACCATGCCATAAGAAGCCGGCACTACAAATCTAATCTTTTGTCCAACTTTATAACCATGTGTTACTGACATAGTTACAACAGCTGAATTAGCTAAAGAAATCTTTGTAATGAAACGACGACGTGGATAAAAGATAGGATCAAATCTAACCTTTCTCCATGAACCAGTCGTACCAGCGATGATTTGTGACATATAATCAAGAGTGAATGTAATAGCAGTCAAAGTGTTATGTCCAACTGTAAAGTCGAATCCACCCAACTGTTGAGCACCCGTTACATTGATAAATCTTACAACATCACCAGCAGATAAACCATTAGAACCACTATTGGAAGTAAGCGGAATCGTAGCAGCTGATACAGCTGTAACAGTTGTCTTTAATACTCCTACTGGATTTACTGTACTATCAATTAATGAAAATCCATTTGTTGTAATTAACGTCTCTAAGTTTGCAGCGTTTGCAGCGTTAGATTTTAATGATGACCATTTAGATCCATCTGCAAAACCACGTTGCCAGTAGTATTTAACTCCTCGCGCTGTAGTTTGTGCCGCAGCAGCAGCAGTAGCGTTATAAACCATCATCCAGTCTACATCAGAACGCAATTCTAAGAACTTAGCCGTTCCATCAGACGTAAAACGTCCTTGTTGAATTATAGTATTATCCATGATATCTCCCTATGATAATGTGCAACGAAGATTCAGAACCCAAAGATCATTTAAGATTCTAGGAACTTCCGCAAACTTATAACCAACTGAAGCATTTAATGCTAAAGGTCCATCATAAATTGGCGGTCTATATATAAATTGAGCACTATATTCATCTTGCTCAATACAAGCATAAGCTTCCATGCCAACTATAAAGTTATTATAAACATCTTTACCAAGGTTTGATGCAGATGCTGTCTTAGAACCAACAGATGATATTAAGAAACGAACGCTACCAATTGCGCCCCACTCTGAACGCAATGCATTCATAGGTGCAGGATATTGGTTCTTCTGGATAAATCCATCAATAGAGTCCATATCTTTAGTAAGATCCGTGTGAGAAAGCGAAAAATAAGCTTCTCGAACTGGAGCTGTACCAAATTTATCGTCACCCTCAATATTGTCTAAAATTGTATAGGCATTACTTCCTAACAATGAGCGTACAACATCATCAACGTCTGAACGAGTCAATTCTGTTGGACTATCACCATTAACACCACCAACAGCGTTGATAAATGCAGCTGTTCCAGCAAGCATATCACGTGTCAATTGATCTTCAGTTTGACGAAGTGAAACAGCAAGACGAGCTGCAGCTTCATTCAAAACGGGATCTTGATTTTGAAGTGTAACTTGCTCGTTCAAAATTACATAAGTTCCATAAAATGAAATCTTTGCGTCTATGTCGACCGCAGTTAAATTTTGTGCACGAGGCGTGACACCAGTAGTTCCTAAAGGAACCATCGCAGTAGCAAGTGGATTATATCTACGCATACGTAAAGTAGTACCACCATTTCTAGGGATACTTTTTAGTACTGCAGGTATTTTAAAAATTAAATTTGGCACTGACACAGATAAAAGCTTTAAGGAAAAGCTTAACTGAACCGGTGCTGGTAAGGTAACACTTGTCGTTATTGACATATTTTTCCTTGAAATGAATTAACTAATTGCTAACCACCTTAAGTTGGACGAATTCTTAACAAGGCTTTTGCGTCCGGAATATAGAGTTGAGCGATGTCTCTATGTTTTATTTGCGCTCAGATATAGAGTTGAGCGATGTCTCTATGTTTTATTTGCGCTCAGAGATAGTTATAGACAAGTTTCAGGATAAATCAACC